TTTACTACATCCAACTACTATCAGTGCAGTCATAATTAAAAATAGAAGTTTTTTCATGTCTAATTTATTGATTATAGTACAAAGGAACACACAAAACCACGTATTAGCAAATTTTACGCCAACAAATTGAGCTTAGAACTGTATTTTCAGGAATTATTCCTTTTTCATTTTCAGAACCTTCTCCAAATTATCAAAGGAATATTTCATATATACTTTATAATTTAATGCACCAAGTTAAAATGAATTTTATGTGAAAAAGAATCTCTCCCTTCTTTTTTTGAGTGGCTATTTTACATTAATCAGCAGTATACTTATGTCATAAGATAGTTCTGTTTTGATGTAAGAACGATCTTTTTTGTGAAATACAGATTAGAATGGGGAGTCTATGCAGATTGTTTTTTTAAATTCAGAAATGAACTTTTTTAGAAAAGCAAAACGCTAATTATCTGTTGATAATTAGCGTTTTATTTAAGTGATTCCGAAGCGATTCGAACGCTTGACCCACGCCTTAGAAGTTACACTTTAAAAAGGTGTGCTCTGCTTTCAAAATCTCCTGTTAATCAACTGATTATATTCGTACTATAGCTACTTCCTTTTTTTCCTTTGATACCGTTGTTTCTACTGTTGCAGTGTCTTTGGTTAATAATTATGTTATTTCATTCTTTATTATTTATTCCGTACTTTGCGCAAATACGGTATGTTACAACTTTATAAACTCATTATTTTTATAGATGATAATGAATCCATCATCTATCCCAGCATAAGATTCTCCTTTTCCTTCAGCCCCCTCTAAATTAAACATGATTTTGCCTTTCAAGGAAAAAGTGTCTTTTGCTTTTTTAATCTGATCGGGAGTCAACTCCTTGGAAGTGCATATTGTCATGCCATTATTATATTTCTTTGCAATTCGGCACTGGATTCCGTCTATTTGCCCTAGCAGATGGGAATCTTCAGTAGGTACTTTTTTAACTTTGCTATCTGGTATCTTAATAGCCATTCCTTTCACTGTAATGACAGACACAAACACCTTAGACATAAGGTCGTCAGACATCTCAACAGAAGGGATTATATTTAAATTAATGATCCCATTTGCTCCCATACGCTCCAGTTCTTTTATTATGTTTTTGAGTGCATCCTCAGTTGTAGGACGTTTCGGTCTTCCATTTACCCATCCGCCTTTCTCCGTTGCAATAATGCTACCAACAGCGGTATAATCAAAATTTACGGAATTGGATTCAGTTACAAAAATGCAAGCTTTAATCAAAGGAGTATAATCTATAACTCCTATTCTTGATTCTGGTTGCGGCAAGGAACCACACGATCCTAATACCAAGATTAGTAGAAGACCACAAATTGTTTTATTCATATGTGTGTGTATTTTATTAGACCAATAATTACATTTCCATTATACTAACTACCCCAACAACCAAACTCATCGAAAGAATATCTTCTTTAGGTACTGAAAAATCCGAATATTCCGGATTGTATGATACGCAACGAATCTTATCACCATCATCATATATTCTCTTAATGATAAATCCCTGTGTTGTATCCAAAACATGTACCTTTCCCCATTGAATGAAACGAGATTGATCGATGCGTCGGCATGCTATTTCATCTCCTGATTCAAACCGGGGCGACATGCTATCGCCTTTAATAGGTATCGTAAAATCATATGCCGGTATTTGATAAATAATCGGAAGTTGCTCGCACTGTTGCAATGTCACTCCAATTGATTCTCCAGATAAAGATCCGGCAGCTGCGGTGAGAGGAACACGTGGCCGAGTTTGTTCCTTTCCATACTCCATAGGAGCTTTCGCAATTATATTAGTGTGGGATGATTTAAGCATTTCTCCATTACCGGTAATGAGCCAGCCTATATTCAACTCTGGATAAAAAGAAACAATGTTATTAAGTTTGTCAGATCCTATTGAGCCTTTAAATTTTTTGATATATCCGTTAGCTAAATCAACGTTACGTTCAAATTCAGCAATAGTTATATTTTTGTAGCTTATAAATTCAAAAATTCTATCTTTTATATCCATAATCTATAGGAGTTAGTATATATTCTATTTATATTTGTATCGAATTAGTTTATTAACCTCTAAAACTTATCGTTATGTTATCAAGTATTGTTATAGTCTATTCGATTATCGGATGTATTTTAGCTGCATCGATAGCCTTCAAGTTACTTTGCTTGTTTTTATCAGAATGTATGTATTTCAATCTCCCAGACTGGATTGGTGAACTATCACACTGGATTACGCTTATAGCTTTTGTACTTGGTTTGATAATAGTGCTGTCTGTCGTATTTATAGTTTCATTTATGGTAGGTGGAGTGATTGCTGACGTACTTTCGCATTTTGCATAAATTCCCAATATGCCACCAACGATTGACACCAAAGTCAAACCCCATTGAAGTCCAGACCCAACTCTTTTCCACATAATAGAATTATACTCAGATACGAACCTTCCGTTCTTAAGTGCTTTAATGCCAGATTTTGAGGTTTCATATCGAACTTCATGTTTTATTATAGCTCCAGTTTTTGGGCATTGTTTAGGTTTATCGGGCTCTAAATCAACAGTATTCATGTAGCCTGCAGTAACCAATTTTTCTATTATGTCTTTTTGGTATACCTCATTGTCTTCATATCTATTTAGTAAGTTCATGTATCGTTTTTGCTGCGAGGAACTTTTTTCGTTTATATGGGATAGAAGTACAAGTATGATTCTGTCATTCTCATAGTCAATAGGTAATTTTTTGCTTTCTATTTGAAATACTTCCATAACGGATAGTTAATTAAAGTTATATGTTAGCATATATACTAATTATCGCTTTGATAAATGAGAATATATACTAATCTTTGCATTCGTAATTCAGTTCACAATAAAACGAGCGGATACAAAAAGGGCTGTTAGAGAAGCGTCCCTATTCCTATCGCTGTTTATTTAGTCGTTTGCAAAGATAGGCAGTCCTTTTCAATTATCCAATGATATGTGAATGTTTTACGACACAATTAAAAGGTTTCGTGGCTGTTACCGAAAAAAGACATTGGACAAAGCTCTATTTGAGTAACTATCTAACAGCCACAATAGGATAGTGAAAGAATGGAGCTTTCTTCTTTTAGGAGGAAGAAAAGAATATGAAAAGAAAAAGGACACAAAGGATTAGTCATATTGAAATATCAATATACTATGAATTGGAAAGTCGAAGTAATGGGAATACGGAAGGGCTGTTATCAGTATCTAGGTCTATTACATCAGATGGAAAAGAGATTTATAAGGATAAAATGAGTCCTAAGATGTATATAGCATCAAAGGACCCAATAAGAAACTTAGAATGTTTTCTTTTAGGACTTAAAGAGCCCGAGAACAGTAACAATATTAGCTGCGATAGTAGAAAGGGAGGCGGCTTTTTCGCACAAATTTGGAGAAAGCTGTTTTGCAAGAAAATCCAATTCATCACTTAGTTTCTGAATATTGGCTTTTAAGATTTCTTCTTGAGCAGCAAAACCTCCATGACTGTAGAAATCATGAGCTTTGGCTCTTAGTCGGAAAATAATAGTTCCTCCTAAGCATTTGGTCTGTTGAAGTAGCCCCATTTCCTCAAATTGATCATATATAGCTTCAACGATATCAGAGGAAGTATCAAATTCTTTAGCGCAGGAACGAATATTGTTTTGGACATTCATGCTTTCGACAGATAATAAATCAGCTAAAAGATCATCCTTCAGTTTTGGAGTAATGAGAGTAATCATAAGTATGAAATTTTAAATGTGACATACAAAAGTAATAATAATCAGGGCACGTCATCTATTCTTTATGATGATTTTAAATGTGACAATTTACATTTCTCTTTTTAGAGACGTGCCCTTAAAAAAATGGAGGAATAAGTCATGGATAGATTACAGGAAATCATGATGGCCGCCGAGGGTGTAACCTTCAGCAAGAATCAATCCTCAATTCTAGTGGGAGGAAGAAGAAGACTTGAACGATTGGTTTCTGAAAAGAAAATAGCTTTCGTAAAGACTACCGACAAAAAGAATGGTCGGTGGGAATGTAAAGGTTCTGATGTGTTACGTTATGCAATGCCAATGTTATGAAACGAGTGATCTGTATAGTCGTAATACTCGTATTTGCCTCATGTAAAAAAGAGGATATAAAAGGGGTAGTAATAGAGAAAATACATCAAAAGTCATACACCTATACTACTATCATACCAATGAATGCCGGAAAGACCACAATGATGATTCCGCATACAAACCATGTTCCTGATAAATGGATATTGATTGTACAAGATTCCATTACTCATGATATATCTGTGAGCTACGAGTCCTACAATATCATAGCGGTAGGAGACAGTCTGTTTCGCATTAATAAAAAAGTAATGTATAAAAAGCAACCCAATCATGAACCAAATTAGCAAACACCTACTCACGATCATCCTATCTATAGTTATAATAGCAGGATGCATCTATGCCGGGAGAACGGAGTATAATGATGATGTATTATCCGGCATGAGCGCAGAGAAGTATCAGTACATACATGACAGTCTAGGTTGTCGTGCCTCTCAAGAAGATGTAGTCAAAGAATACATCACTAATCAAAAATATTATGATTCAAAAAAATATTAGATCATGAGTAAACAATCTTTCAACATTCCCAATGGAAGCAATTATGTTTCAGTTGAGGCTACCGACAATAAACTGATTATCTCTTTTTCAAAAGAGAATCCCAATATGTTTTTCTGTCAAGAGAGCGAACATATAGAAGAAACACCTCTTATAGGTCATTTATCTATATTCTGGGATCCCGGTTCCTCTGATGCTATAATCTCCAAAGTGGCTGACATTGATTATTCAGACTGTACATATAAAGCCCAAAATGGGGTATGGTATCGGCATGCTATCCGTTTTCGTAGTGAAGAACAATATTCCAAAATACTCCAATCCAATGTTACAAAAGGCAAAACCAAGTAAAAATAGCCTCATGGTCAAGCTGGACATAGTGTTTAGCAAGTTTATTCGAGTGCGTGATATGAGAAAAGATGGTACTTTCATCTGTATATCATGTAATAGAATACTTCCATATGAACAAGCGGATTGTGGACATTACATCAATAGAAAACATATGGCTACACGGTTTAATGAGAAGAACTGTAATGCTCAATGTCGTTCATGTAATCGATTTGACGAAGGTAATTTACAAGGGTATCGACGTGGATTAATATCCAAGTATGGTGAGTCTGTTGTACTCATGTTGGAGTCTATGAAGAACCAGATAAACAAGATATCTGATTTTGAGTATAAGGCGATGATTGATTATTATCGTAAGGAGACTAAACGCCTAATGAAAGAAAAAAACATGGATTGATATTATGCCGGAATTATGCAAAACGGATATACGAGCAATTGATCGACTGTTATGTCAATGCTCCAGAGAAATAGAGAAGCGTACATCTCCCTGTTCTCTAGCCCGTGACTTGATACGTAGATGCAATAAGATTCGTAAGAAGATTCATCGCATAGTTCCAAATAAGTAACATATGGAACTATTTGAATTATGAAAGTCATATATGTGTATTTAATCTTTCGAAAGAAAGGCTATGCTTTTGGTTCATTGAGTGCTGTCTTTGATTATTTGGATGAAGATGAAGTCGGAATAAAGAAGACTACATTACTTCATCGTTCTGATGCAGGTACAATAACAACCCAAAGAGCCATTATAACTAAACTAACCTTATTGAGGAGTAAGAAATGTCATGGTAAAGAAGATAGAGACAAAAATTAAATGTGATTGCCGCACTTGTAAGCGTGCTGGTCCAGAAAAGAACTTCATGGTATATTGCCCTATTTGGGGGTGTAAGAGATCTATTGGAATTCGATTATGTTCACACTTTATAAGTAAATGATTATGGATAAGAATGATTATAAATGGTTGAAAGTAGAGGGTAAACCATTGACTTTATATGGAAACAAGTCCGTACAAGCCAAGGTTTCTGCATGTGGATGCAACGGGTGTAGTTACAATAAAAGGCAAGGTGCTAAGAAATGTACATTGAGCCAATTCTGCATGGGCCATTTACGTCCTGATAGAATTCCTGTTGTCTTTGTAGTGGATTGATTATGGAAAGAGAGTCATTTGTTTTTTATAAAAGCTGGTTGGAAGCAATCAAGAATTTGCCGAGAGAGATGCAGGGAGAAGTGCTCACGGCCATAATTGAGTATGGTCTATACGGAGAAACAACTGAATCACTAAAGCCAATTACGAACGCCATGCTAGCTATGGTTATACCTCAAATAAATGCGAATAATAGAAAGTTTGAGAATGGTTTGAAGGGAGGTAGGCCCCCAAAAGGGAACCAAGATGAATCCAATTCAAAACCAAACAATAACCAAACAATAACCAAATCGGAACCAAAGAATAACCAAAATCAAACCACCAAAGAACCATCGCAAAACCAAATGGAAACCAAAGTGGAACCTAATGTATATGATAATGATAATGTAAATGATAATAAGAAAGAATCTGCTAACGCAGATAAGAAAGAAGACGAGCCTAACGGCTCCACACTCTCTCCTAAATTTTTAAGTTTTCAGGCTTGGATAAAGGATAATGCTCCTTATTGTGCCAATCCCAAGAACATGAATCAGATAACGGAGAAGGAACTTGATAGATTAATGGAAACCTATACAGAAAAGCAAATTGCTGATGTTATTTCCCAAATAGAAAATAGAAAAGATAAGCGTAAGCAATACTCTAGCCTGTATAGGACTGTACTAAATTGGATTAAAACCGAGAAACAACAATGAAACGAAATGAAAGAATAGCATTTTACGATCTGGATGAAGAACGCTTGGTACTTGGAACGCTATTAAATGACCCTGATAAACTTGTGGAAGTCAGTAATATTTTGGATGAGGCTTGTTTTTATCATGACTTTCATAAGCAGATATTCAGAGTTATAAAAGATCTGGATAAGAAAGGCAAGAAATTTGATTTCATGGTGGTAAAACGTGAACTAAGGGGTAGAATAAATGAAGAGAAAGACACTCCTTTGTTTTTTGAAATCGTGGGGCAGAGAGCTTATACTAACTTGTACGAGCACGCTGCAATACTGAAGGATGCTAGTGCTAGACGTCAGATTGAAGATAATCTAAAGAATGCATTAAGTTTGATACCATGTGTCACAGAAGATCCTTTCGAGATTATAGAAAAGGTCAGAAACGCTTTGGACGGAATATATTCAGATCAGACTTCTGGTGTGATAACTTTGCGTGAAGCACTTGAAGGAGCCTATGAGATAATCAAGAAGAACCTTAATAACCCTGATGCTTCTTCAGGTACTCCGACCGGATTCCGTGAACTTGATAGAAGAGGGATACTGAAGCCCGGTTATCTGACAGTAGTAGCAGCCGACAGTTCACAGGGTAAGACATCTCTAGCAACTAGTTTCTGTGTTAATGCAGCTATGTCAGGCGCAAAACAAGCGTTTTACACAATGGAAATGTCGCCCGTTGAGTTATCACAACGTATATTAAGTAAAACAAGCGGGGTGAATGGAGTACGCATAGCAAGTGCGCAATTGACAGCAGAGGAATTCTCCATGATAGATAAAGGATTTGCACCCATTTACAATCTTCCTCTTTATTTCGATGGGAAAAGTACTTCTACAATTGATTCAATAATATCCAGCATCAGAATGATGAAAAAACGATATGATATAGATGGAGCTATTGTCGATTATTTACAGATCCTTTCTGCAAATAGTAATAGCGGTTCAGGAGACGAAATGCAACTAGGCATCTTTGCGCGGAGATTGAAAAATATAGCAAAAGATCTTGGAATATGGATACTAGCCTTATCTCAATTAAGTCGTGATAAAGTCGATGTAGCCCCGTCTATAAGTCGAATACGTGGAAGCGGACAGATAACAGAAGCTGCAGATGTTGTTCTGCTTTTATATCGCCCAGAGCATTACGGAAGGGACAAAAAGTACCCGGAACCTTTTTCTAATGTATCAACAGAAAATACAGCAATGATTGACATAGCTAAGGGACGTAGTATTGGGACATGGAAATTCATATGCGGGTTCAATGCAGAAACTACACAGTTTTATGATTTATTGGATATTCCACATATTAATCCGTCAGCCTCATCCGAAGAAAAACCTTTTTAAATATATAACAATGAAATGTGAAACAGAAGGCAAAATATTGGTAGAATTGCCAGCTACCAGCGGAATATCTAAAAATGGGAAAGAGTGGGAGAAGAGGGAATTTGTTATAGAAACCAACGAAAGGTATCACAGTAAAATGCGCTTTGCTATGTATAGTTTCGATGGACCTATAGAAAATCCTCCTAGAATTGGAGATACAGTAAAAGTTGCTTTTACTGTTGAGGCTAGAGAATATAAAAATAACTGGTATAACGAAGTAAAAGCCCATCGTATCGAACTAGTAACTAGTAAATAGATAAGGAATAATATGAGACCAAAGCAAGATTTAATAAATATAGCCATAAATGATGGAAGTATGGATAGAATGAATATGTTGTTATCAGCCGCCCATCTCTTGAACTGTGAAGCGAATAACTTGATAGAGGAGGCATCTGATGTAATGATCGCCAAAGGATTATTACTAGGTAACCTTAAAAAACTCCATAATGACTTTGTCAAGTGCGCAGACCGGTATTTTAATGAGTTCGCCTCATTAGTTACTACTGATAAATGTAAAATGGATATGTTTGATGATTTGCAGGGATTTGATGAGTCATTTAGAAAGTGGGCAAAAGTCCCTATTGAATGGCATCCTCGAATATTGGACGAGAATAAATAACTTTCAATAATGAATGATAATGAAGAAAACTCACGGCTCATTATTTAGTGGCATTGGAGCTCTGGAACTTGCATCCGAATGGATGGGCTGGAAAAATCTGTTTCATTGTGAAATAAATGATTTCTGCCGGAGCTTTTTGGAAAAACGATTTAAAAGTGCAAGTTATGAAGATATTACCAAAACAGATTTCAATATTTGGCGAAACCGAGTGGACATCCTTACAGGCGGATTCCCCTGCCAAGATGCAAGTAAGGCAAAGCAAATGGGAGGAAAAGGACAACTCGGACTTGAAGGAGAAAGAACCGGATTATGGTGGCACATGTGTCGGGCGGTTGATGAAATCCGTCCACGGTGGGTTATTGCAGAAAACGTTGCCAATATCACAAGAGTTAACAACGGAAGAGATTTTGCAAAAATCCTCCATTCGCTTTCCGGATTGGGGTACAATGCAGAATGGAAGATTATGTACGCTTCAGACGCAGGTGCGCCCCAAAGAAGAGCCAGGTGTTACTTGGTTGCTTACTCCGACAGCGTCCGATTACCGGAGGGAGAATCTTTCTTCTCCGATGTATGCAAGACGATTGTCAAGGAGCGCAGGCTGTTTGCCGGAACATCTTTATCGGTTGGGGCTGCGTGGGATGGTCAACCACCAGTTTGTAGCGTGGATTATGGGTTTTCCGATAGATCACTTGAAATGTATGGCAAATCTCGATTAAAAGAAGAAGTATTTCGTGCTTACGGAAATTCAATGTGCCCCCAGCTGGTATATAATATTTTTAGAAGAATAGAAGAATTGGACAATTAATTAAACCTTGCAAGTTCTTGAAGGATTTGCATAAAACAAATTAGTAATGAACATCGGATTAATTGACGTTGACGGTCATTACTTTCCAAATTTCGCTCTTATGCGTGCCTCTGCATATCATAAGGCAAAAGGCGATCAAGTAGAATGGGCTACACCTTTCAGCAGATACGACAAGGTGATGGCAAGTAAGGTGTTTACTTTCACTCCGGATTTCAACTATCTGATATTGCAGGCTGATGTAATCGAAAAAGGTGGTACCGGGTATAATATTGCAAGCAGGCTTTCTGATGATGTAGAAAACAGTTTGTTGATGGACTACTCCATTTATCCCCAATATCCTTTTTCCATACAGTTTTTTAGCAGGGGATGTATTCGGAAATGCCCGTTCTGCCTCGTTCGTGAGAAAGAGGGATACATTCAGACCGTTGAGCCGGTGGAGTTGAACCCGAAAGGAAAGTGGATTGAAGTGTTAGACAACAACTTTTTTGCGAACCCGGAATGGAAAAATGCCGTAAGCTATCTTTTGAAAACTAGACAACCTATAAAGTTACATGGCGTAGATGTTCGCATAATGGACGAAGAACAGGCGTATTGGTTGAATAAACTAAAGATGAAACAGAATATTCACATTGCTTGGGATTTACCTCAAATAGATTTGACTGATCGGCTGAAAGAAATGATCAAGTATGTGAAGCCTTATAAGATTACTTGCTATGTCTTGGTCGGCTTCAATTCTACCATTGAGCAGGATTTGTTTCGGCTTAACACATTGAGGAGTTTAGGTATTACTCCGTTTGTTCAACCCTACCGGGATTTCACGAATAAAAGAAAGCCTAAACAATATGAGTTAGACCTTGCAAGGTGGGCAAATAAAATGTGGCTGTTTAAGTCATTTGACTTTGTAGACTTTTCGCCTCGTAAGGGATTTAGATGCGATTATTATTTAAAGCAATTTGCGTAAAACAAGAAAGAAATGAGTGAATTATATATACCCATAGAACGTCCTACAAGAAATTTGGTAAACGGCAGGTTCTTGAAAGGGCACACTCCTCATAACAAGGGGAAGAAGGTTAAGTTCCATTCAAGATGGAGTAAACGTAGATGCTTAAAGAATTTGGAAAAAGGACGTAGCATGCCTCATAAAACTGGTGGCGGTACTAACAAGAAGGCGGTTGTAGCAATTAAAGATGGAAAGTTAGTCGGTAGGTATGATTCGGTAATATCTGCCGGTGAAAAGCTGAATATCACTGCTTCTCACATCAGTGACGTCTGTCTGAAAAAGAAAGGGCATAAAACAGTGAGAGGTTATAAGATGTATTTTGAAAGTGACAATGATTGGTTTAGGGAAATAAAACAATGACAAGTCAGGATGTTATTAGAATCTTCGACCTCGAAGATATTAATGACCTTCCCAGTGCCATAATGGGCTTATTGGAAGGAAATTTAGAGCGAAGAGATGAGGTTTATTGTGAACTTATCCGGTTGAACGGAAATGACATGTCTTACGACTGGTTTCAGAAGTTATACGAGTTTGAATTGGCAGAGAGTAAGCAGAAAGGTCAGTTTTTCACTCCTAAATCTCTTGGTGTTCTTTGTTCAGCATTAACCGGTCAGAGTGGGCATGTACATGAGCCGACAGCCGGCAATGGTTCTATGATAATTGCCGACTGGCAGCAGCGTCGTAACAAAGTTGCTCCGTGGGATTATTTTCCATCTCAGAATATGGTGACATGTTGGGACCTGTCTGCAAGGTCGATTCCCATCCTGCTTCTCAACTTGTCTATTCGTGGAGTTATGGGATATGTTTACCATGGAGATGTGCTCACTATGGAAGTAAAACAAAAGTATATCCTACTCAACCGCAAAGACAATCCGCTTGCTTTTTCAGAGATTATCAAAGCTAATATTAACGATGTAATAAAACAAAAATCATGAAATTGGATGATGTATATAAGGAATGGATTCCTGTAAAAGAGAGGCAGGTAAAAAATAGTACGCTGACTACATATCAACAGATTTATATGAAAAAGATATCTCCTGCTTTTGGGAATATGGAAGTAGAGCTATTGAATAAGAAAATCATTGTTCCATTTCTTCACGATCTGATGGATGGAGGGTTAGCTGTAAAGACCTGTAATGATATACTCATAGTTTTGAAAATGCTTCTTCAATTCGCCAAAGAAGAACTAGAGATTAAGACTGTGGCACCTACTTGGAAAATGGTATGGCCAAGTAGGAATAAAAGCGCCGCTCAGAAGATAGAACGATACTCTCCGGCTGAATATAAAAAGATAGTAGAGTATGCACTATATAACCCATCTCCCCGTAACCTCGGTATCTTAATTGCCATCTGTTCCGGAATGCGGATTGGCGAATTATGTGCCTTGCAATGGAAGGATATAGATCTTGTGAATAAGACTATGCACGTTTGCAAAACATTGGAACGTATATATGCACCTGGAGATGATGGTACATTTGACAATGCAAACACATATATTGAGATAGGAACCCCAAAAACATTTAATTCAGATCGATATATTCCCATCTTGAAGAACATTCTTCCTATAATCAAAAAATTTGCCGCTGTATGTAAACCAGACTACTACGTATGTACTTGTACCGAGAATCACACGGAACCGCGTACATTTCGCGTTTATTATAAGAGTTTTATACTTGAGATGGTGAAACTTGACCATTACATCAAGTTTCATGGATTAAGGCATACATTCGCCACAACTCTTATAGAGAATAAAATTGATGTTAAAACAGTGTCTACTATCCTTGGTCACTCGGACGTTGGTACTACATTGAATCTATATGTGCACCCTTCGAGTCAAGCAAAAACAGATGCTGTTAATGCAGGATTGAAAAATATATTTAAATCATAACAAGATAGAAAGGAGCAAATTATGTCAACGCATACTATAAAAACAAGTCTAAGAGGCCTAAAGAGATGGGCTTGGCGAAAAAATCTTAGTGGCTTTTTCTCTGTGAACGGAAAAGAACTTTCCGATGAACAAGCAAGAACGATGGTTGAATGGGCAATTAAAAAAGGGTACGAATACGATGCCGATATTCCCGAAGAAGAAGTTATTGAATTATTGAAATTGAACTTATAAAATTTAAGATATGAAACGAGTAGTACAATTACTAATAGAGTTACCTGATGTTGAAGCAACAGATGAGCAAATAGAAGAGTTTATCGAATTCGAAACTGGGTTCGGGTGCCAATTAAGTGCTGATAATCCTTTCAATGGTCTAACCTATGAAGTGGAAGAATGTTATGTTGAAGATAGAGAGGTGATTAACTAATAATAGGAATAACAAAATAAAAAAGAGCAATAAACATCCTAGAAAATGGATGAGACATAATCTTTCCGTTTTTCACATAAATAGGAATAACAAAATCATGCCTATACAGCATTTTCTGTACATTAAAGTAAAAAGGAATTCTGTTAAATGGTATTATGATTACATGGTACTTTCCAATTAACTAAAAATATGAATAAAGAGCAAGTTTGTAGTGAATGTAAGCTGTTTATCAATGAAGATTCATTTGGTAACGGATGGTGTGAATTTCATCAGAAGGGAACGTTCTGCGAAAACGGAGCCTGTGAAGATGGGGTAGAAATAAAAGTAGGAGAATCTTCTCCTGATACGGATAATGACAATAATAACCTTTTAAAATGATACGACCAAAGCATTACAATTATCACAACCGGTCCCAACCCACACAGCGAGAAAGGACTACATAAACCACTTCCGGCAAGAGAAGCCCCTTGAAGGCGTTTACTTTACGAGTTTTATCCGGGACGTTCTTGAAAAGCGAAGCAGACGCAAGTCTGAACACTATGCAGCCGTTTACGATGCTATCATAAAACACATTGATAACTTCTCATCAGAGTTTGAATGTGACATATTCACCAATTCTGTGACGGCTGAATTTATCGACGATTTTATCATCTACCTGGAAGACCAAGGTCTTCGGCATAATACAATAGTCGGATATATCCTGAAAGTGCAAACACTTGTCCGTAGAGCATCGCAATACAATTATGCTGTAGATGTCACCTACGATGAGATTGATTTGAAATGCGAGCCTACAAACGCTGTATTCCTGTCAATGAATGAAATCACAAGGATATACTACTACAAGTTTGTCAAGCAGGATAAACGGAAAGCAAAAGAGCGAATCCGAGACATGTTCGTACTAGGATGCCTTACCGCTCTACGGTATTCCGACTATTCAAGGTTGACAAGTCAGAACTTAGTAAACGGTTATATCATGATTCGGACAAAGAAAACCAACGTTGATGTAAAAGTCCCAGCCCATGATTATGTGCGGGAAATTTTCTCAAAGTATGGTGGATTTGTGCCCTGTGGTTTATGTATCCAGTACTTCAATAAATATCTGAAGGTGATAATGAAAGAGATTGGGCTTAATGACCCGGGTACTTACTCATTCACCAAAGGAGGCAAGATCATCACAATTACCCGTGAAAAGTGGGAACTAATATCTAGCCACACAGCTAGGCGTTCAGCGGCAACCAATATGTATCTAACCGGTCGGATGAAGACGCTGGAAATAATGAAGCTCACCGGACACCGGACAGAACAGAACTTCTTCAGGTATATTCGTCTTACCGGTGATGATACAGCCCGATCCATTTCGAAAGATATGTTTTTTAGAAAATGATTAAATGAGATGAGGCTATAAAATACTAATATGGAATATAAAAAACGCATTTCTATTCGGTTGGATGAACGTAGTGCAATGCTTTTGAATGAACTTTCAAAAATAACACGAACTAGTACATCAATTATCATTCGAGGAATGGTAAACCGTAGTATTGAGGAATTGATAGATAAATCAGGTAACTGGAAGATACCGAATGAGAAGGATAAAGAAGGGAAAGGTTAATGATAAAGTTATGGCTATGATCGCAAGCAATTACAAGCAGCTAAAACAACTGTGTGCCGATCATAGCCACGGACTTTATTGTTCTAAAGACAATGAAGATATTTTCCAAGATACAGTATTGTTTGTATCTCTTGATGAAAAAGCCTCATCTCTTTCAACTGACAAAGAATTGATAGATCATTTCTGTTATCGCTTCCGAATGATAGAGTATCAAGCTATCAATGATAATAAACTATTAAAAGAAATACCTTATGCCGACTATTTACAAGCCCCAAAAACAACAGAAGAGGAATGATAACTATTACGATGCAGAACGGAGGAAAGTATATAATTCCGATCGTTGGCGTCGGTTACGTGCATGGAAATTTGCATGTAATCCCCTTTGTGAAATGTGTTTGAAAGAAAATAAAACAACTCCAGCCGAAGATATCCACCACATATCTTCATTTATGAGTACGGATGATCCGGTACAACGTAATCAATTGGCGTATGACTACGACAACCTGATGAGCTTGTGCAAAAAATGTCATCAGGTGGTGCATAATAAAAAAGGGAGTAGTAAATAGCTACTCCCTAAATGCCTTTGCACGGTTCACAAGCAAAGGCGGTGTCAGATAACAGTTGTATTAACTAACTGAAAGTGAACCTATTTTGTTACCAATATCTTTTAAGGCACGATTAAATATTTCAAGCTCTTTCTCATTAAGAGTATATACATGCCCTCTAACCTTATATCCGTTAATACGTTGATACAACCACGCACGGCTCTTGCCAAAATAGTTCTTGGCAATATATGACACAGGGATTAAATCTATAATATCATTCATCTGTTCCCGTATATTGAGACGACTACTAATACTTTCAACGTTATTAGCTATTGTGTCCAGAGTTTTATCCAGATGTTTTCTAATAGCTTCTCTTTCTTCTGGCTTGGTGTACAAAGCCTTCATCTCGTACAAGTGTGCATCAAGTTCATCCCCATGCAAACTATCCATCTTCAACAAATCTTCTTCTAATGTTCTCATATCGTTGTTAGAGCTATGCCCCTCCGAAGAGGGGCGATTACTACTTCTTTAATTTCTCTTTTCTTTCAAGGAGTTCTGATATCCTTTCGAGTATCGCATCGGTACGGGCTTCATCATCTTCTTTTCCTATTTCCAATATAAGTACCTTGCGTTTCCATTCTCTTAGATTCTGTTTCTCCTTTTCAATTTCGAACTCAATCCGTTCAAGTTCATTCAGTTCTTTCATACTTTGTTTTAAAGGGTTAATACTTTGTTTATCTGACACTACAAAGATACATAATCTTTTGTATATGCACAAGCGTTTAGGGCAATATTTATACATAAATCAAACAAATAGGGATTTCCCTACGAATTCAATGCGGAATTATTAATTTTAAGTTAATTTTAACTATTCATTCGTAAAAAGGGGGTATGGGGTCAAATTTTGAGCAAATGAGCCTTCCAAACCTCGCCCTACCTTAGTTCACACACACGGCATTTTTTGAAAAAAGCCAAACTGTTTCGTTTTGTTAAATATCTCGTTTCTGTCTGACAATCGTATGGTTTTATAGTAAAACGAGTCAAAATCATGGAAAAAAAGAAGAAAATCAGCTTTAAACTACCTGAAACGATCAAGCATAAAGAAGCCCGAAAGATTATATCGGACCTTGTGAAGCAATTGAATGATAGAGGTATGCTGGAAATTGCCGATATTCCCCAGCTGCACCGGATGGCCACGGCTTATGATGCTTATCTGGAATGCGTTGAAGTTTTGGCGCGGGATGGAATGACGATGGAGAATCTAAAAGGCGAATGGGTGAAACGTCCGGAGGCGAATTTGCTTAAAGAGAACTGGAGCCAATACCTGGAATTGGCAAAAGAATATGGTTTAACCGCTAAAAGTAAGGGGCAAATCAAAGCCATGAACGCAGGAGATAATGAAGAATCCCCACTTGAGACGTATCTGAAAGGCAAGAAAGAAACTCGTTAATGCAGACAAAGACTTACTATAAATACGCTCAAGACGTTATAGGCGGGAAAGTCGTATCCGGTAAGTTTATTCAGCTTGCTGCTGAACGTTTTTTCTCCATGATGGAGGATGATCAATACGAATTCAAGGAGGAAAAAGCAGATGAAGTCATAGAATTCTTCTCTATTCTTCAGCATTTCACCGGACGCCATGCCGGTAAGTCGTTCATCCTACAACCGTGGCAGCAATTTGTAATAGCAGCTATCTATGGATTCTATATCAAAGAGACGGGTGAACGACTTGTGAAGTACGTCTACATAGAGATTGCACGAAAGAACGGAAAGACGGCTTTTGCCGCCGGACTATCTTTGTATCATCTAATCGCTGACGGAGAAATGGACGCAGAAGTGGATCTGGCAGCTAACTCTAAAGAACAGGCTAAAATCGCATTCAAGTTCTGCTCTCAATTCGCAAAAGGGATTGATCCGAAAGGAAAAGATCTTGTTTCCTATCGTGATAAGGTCAAATTTGAAAAGATGTTATCTCTTTTACAGGTCTTTGCCGCAGATGATTCAAAGTTAGACGGTTTTAATGCTTCGATGTATTTGATTGATGAGTATCACGCTGCAAAGAATACAGGTCTAAAAGACGTACTCCAGTCCTCACAGGGTATGCGTGATAACCCAATGGCGGTTATTATCACTACGGCCGGATTCGATAAGCTAGGACCGTGTTACCAGTACCGGGAAATGTGCACGGAGGTGCTGTCTGGACTAAAAGAAAACGACGCACTGTTTGCCGGAATCTTTTCTCCTGATGAGGGGGACGATTGGAAAGATCCGCAAACGTGGCAGAAGAGTAACCCTAATCTGGGAGTTACAGTTAAACCGCAATATCTACAGACACAAGTCCAATCAGCAGTTAATGCTCCATCGGAAGAAGTCGGCATTAAAACAAAGAACTTCAATATTTGGTGTGACTCGGAAACCGTATGGATACCGGACCATTATATTTTGCAGGCTTCCGCTAATCTTGACTTTGAACAGTTTCGGGATATGGAATGCTATGCCGGTATTGACTTGTCAAGTACTAGCGACTTAACATGTGCTGATTTTATGTTTCCAACCAAAGATAAATATTATTTCAAAACTCTCTATTATCTGCCGGAAGCTGCTTTGCAGGAGAAGAGATTTAAGGACCTGTACGGAGAATGGCGTAGACAAGGATTAATCACCATTACTCCGGGTAATGTTACCGATTACGACTACATTCTGAATGATATAATGCGTATTCGCGAGATCGTTTTCATTCAGAAAATTGCATATGACTCGTGGAATTCGACGCAATTCGTTATTAATGCTGAAGAAAAGGGGCTACCGATGGAGCCATTTAGCCAAGCACTAGGAAACTTCAACCGTCCAACCAAAGAGATGGAGCGTTTGATTCTTTCTGGTAAGGCTGTCATTGACAATAATGTGATTAACCGGCATTGTTTCCGTAATGTGACTATGGCACGTGACAGAAACGGTAACACAAAGCCATCGAAACAGTTTGAAGAGAAGAAGATAGATGGTGTAATTGCTAAGTTGGAAGCACTTGGAATATATCTAGTTTCACCCCGGTACGGAGAATTTTATTAATTGTCTGACAACTTTTTGGTTAGTAGAAAAAGTATATATGAAATTTCTAGGGTTCGAAATTCGAAAAGCAAGTAAACAGGAAACGTCACAGGTTACAGCCTGGAGTTTTAATGGCTCCCGTCCCATGTTTACCAGCAGAAGTAAACCAATGCTACTGTCTACTGTGTATCGCTGTGTTGATCTCATCTCGGATAGTGTAGCCGTGCTTCCGCTGAAAACCTATCATTTAGATGCAGATGGATTTAAGGCTGAGGCTAAATTGCATCCAGCATATTACATGCTCAATATGGAGCCTAATGAAGATATGACTCGGTATGTTTTCTTCAAAACTCTTATGGCTTCCGTACTGCTAACCGGTAACGGCTACGCATACATTGAACGCGATAGTAAAATGAATGCTGCACAGCTCATTTATTTGCCATCCAGTCAGGTGACGATTACTTGGGTCACTGACCGTTCTGGGATTATGCGTAAACGATATCAGGTAGTAGGTTTTAGAGAACTTGTAGATCCGCGAGACATGATCCATGTGCTCAATTTCTCTTATGATGGTATTATTGGTGTGTCTACACTCGAACATGCGCGCCAATCTCTTGGGATTGCAACCAGTACAGAAGAGCACGCAGAAGGTTTTTTCAAGAGCGGTGCAAGTGTTGCAGGTATACTGACGGTTGAAGGGTCTCGGTTGGATAAAGACAAAAAAGATCAGATATACCAGACATGGGAAGAACGTACAAATCCTGTAACCGGACATCCCAACGGTATTGCCGTGCTAGAGGGGAATATGAAGTATCAGCCAATTTCTATCAGTCCCAAAGATAGCCAGTTTATTGAAAGTAGACAGTTTAACGTTGTGGACCTCTGCCGGTTCTTCTCTGTATCTCCAGTCAAAGCTTTCGATCTCTCTAAATCCAGTTATTCGACTGTAGAAGCTACCCAACTCCAATATTTAACAGATACAGCCCTCGCAGTTATTACGAAAATAGAGCTAGAAATAAACCGCAAAGTCTTTCTACCATCTGAACGGGGGAGATTTATTTCTGAATTCGATACTTCCGCTATTCTAAGAACCGATAAAAGTGCACAGGCTGCATTTTGGAAGGATTTGGCTACAGTAGGAGCGGCTACACCCAACGAAGTTCGAAGAGAGAATAATATGCCTAGAATAGAGAATGGAGATAAGGCTTTTGTACAAGTGAATGTACAGACATTGGATAATGCCGTGAAAGAAAAAGTGGATGAACCGCAAAATAATCTGAATTTGTCAGACAAAAATTTGGTTAGTAAGTAAAAGTACAGTTATGGACGAAAAAAGAGAAATTAGAAATACTTCATTCCAGGTGCAATTGACCGGAGATACGGAGGAAAAGAGAACTGTAGAAGGCTACGCACTACTATTCAATACACCATCTGACGGGCTTCCGTTTGAGGAAGTTATAGAACGTGGGGCTTTAGACGGAGTTATTGAGAAAAGCGATGTATTTGCATTGCTGAATCACAATCAGACCCGTGGTATTCTTGCAAGAAGCAAAGAAGGGGCCGGATCATTATTTCTGTCCGTGGATGACAAGGGATTGAAATATCGATTCGAGGCACCGAAAACAGCACTTGGAGAAGAATTACTGGAAAACCTTCGTCGCGGAGAGATAGACCAGAGCTCTTTTTGTTTCGATGTTGAAAAAGACACTTGGGAAAAGAAAAGTGACGGAACCTGGAAACGTACAGTTCATAAAATTGGCAATTTGTACGACGCTTCACCGGTGTATAATGCGGCATACAGCAAAACGTCCGTGTGTTTGCGCGGAAAAGAACAAGCTGAAGAAGAACTTCGTAAGCATGAACAGGCAGTACCAGAAGAGTATTACCAAAACATAGAGAAATCATTAAATTTATAAATTTATGGCAAAAGAAAAAAGTATTACAGAGTTAAAGGACGAAAGAAATCAGCTGATTGCTCGTTCTAAAGAGATTATTAATGGGGCAAAGGCTGAAAAGCGTCAGTTCAAACCGGAAGAAGCCGAGGAGCTAGGTACAAACCAGCAGCGCAGAGCAGAAATTGATCTTGAAATCGAAGAGCATGAGGTTGTGAATCGTCAACAAGGGAAAAGACATCAGCCGGTAGCAAATGAAAGTTTTTCGCTCCGTCGTGCTATCCTGGCGCAGATGAATAAAACAGAGCAACGTGCCAGTGAAGCATCGGTTATTGAGGATGCAACCAAATTACACCGTTCTGTAGCCGCTACTGCTGAAAATTGCGGCGAGTTGATTGTCCCTCTGACATATCAGAAACGTGCGGCTTACACTGCAGGGATAGAAGCCACTACAGGTGTCGTGATTGACGAAGAACAACAGGAATTGTTGTTGCCTTTAGAGGCTAATCTCGTATTGTCCCAGGCTGGAGTACGTATGATGACCGGATTAGTCGGAAATATCTACTGGCCAAAGCACAGTGCCGCACAAGTTTTCTGGGAAGGAGAAAATGACGAAGCAAAAGACGGTAAGGGAGAATTTTCCAAAGGTAAACTTTACAGCCCTAATCGTTTGACAGCTTACGTAGACATCTCCAAGCAATTACTGATCCAAGAGAATCGTTCTGTGGAAGGTCTAATCCGTCAATTATTAGCTGTCGCTATTGCGCAGAAGGTGGAGAAAACAGCATTGAGCAATGCTGCACATGAAGATAACGTACCTGACGGAATGTTCCAAACTCTCGGAAGTGTTAACGGTGTCATGGATTGGGCTAAAATTGTAGAATTGGAAACCAATGCCGACCTTGACAACGCACTGTTCGGAAATTTAGGGTATATCATGCATCCTTCATTAGTGGGAAAAGCTAAAACCAAAGTAAAAGATGCTTCCGGTGCCGGTGGGTTCATCTTTGGTAATGATGGTATTGGTATGCTGAATGGATATCGCGCTTTACGCACAAACAATATTCCGAAGGGATTACAGGAAGCAAAAGATGAATTCGGTATTGTATTTGGTAATTGGGCAGATTACTTCCTTGGACAGTGGGGGGCTATTGACTTGACTGTAGATCCGTACACGCAAGCAACTAAGGGTATGGTTCGTTTGGTGGTTAACTCTTACTGGAATATGGGTATGATTCGTCCTGAATCATTCACTATTGCATCAATGAAGTAATATGGCATACGTGACCTTAGATATGGCGAAAAGGCACTTGAATGTAGAGCCCTCATATACGGATGAAGATTCGTATATAGAGGCTCTTATTAAAGTAGTCGAGGAGAAGACTGCAAAGGAACTCTGTGTGTCCGTGGAAGACCTTGCCTCTATCGATGGCGGGGATAGTATTCCTACACCATTGGTTCAAGCCATGTTACTGTGTCTTGGCGCGTATTATGCAAATCGGGAAAATACGGCATATGCCACATTGAAAGAAATTCCCCATGGAGCGAAATACTTAGTTGATCTTTATAGAGACTATTCAAAATGAGAGCAGGTCTATTACGTGAAACACTTGTATTCAAATCACCAGTTGAGACACAAGGACGTACGGGTGCAGTGAGGAAGGAATATAAAGAAGTATTCCAATGCCGGGCATGCAGAAAGAAAATGTCTCTTATCGCAGATCGGGATGGAGTTAGTGCGATGGAGCAATTTATCGGGCATACACTCGTTTTCCAGGTGCGTAATTATCCGATCATCAAAGAGAATCTTCATGTTGTTTACAACGGTAACGAGTATAATCTCAAAATGGTTAATCCTCAAATGAGCGATAATAGCCTGCTATTAACTCTTGAAAAAATTGATACATGATTGAGGTTAAACAAATAGACCGGGAAAACATTCAGTACCTCGTAGACAATTTAGAGGACTTTGAAAAGGACAAGGTTATTAGAAGCGGGCTTCGATCTGCTGTCAATGTTTTCAGAGTTAAAGGTAGGGCTAACCTCCGGTCCCGTCTTCTTCATCGTGGTAAACAGACCAACCACCTGATGAACTCGTTTACGAACCGAGTTAAACGGAACAAACTTGGAGCACTTGCGGGCTTTGATCGTCCGGGTGGTAATCATTCTCACTTGGTAGATTCCGGAACGCAAGTCCGAACGACTAAAAGCGGAGCAAATCGAGGTATTATGCCAGCTAATCGTTTCTGGTCAGATGCAAAAGTAAGTGAGGAGGGTAGGGCTATGAGTGCACTCTATCAGGGTGTTCAAATGGCCGTTCAACGAATAAATAACAGAAGCTAATGAATAAACTGGCGATTACAACCGAGATTAGAAATATTTTACTTGATTCAGAAGATATCACCTCTCTGATAGGAAAGAAAATATTTCCTGTTGTTGCCCCAATGAAGACAGAGGGTGACTTCATCATATATCAGCGTGATGGTTACAAACAAGAATATACTAAAATGGGCGTTGCCCGGCAAATTCCTACTGTATTCGTAAACGCTGTCAGTGATGATTATGAACGTAGCTTAGAACTAGCTTCTCTTATATATGAGGCTTTAGAAGGTGACTTCTCTAATCCGGATATGACAATACACCTGGAAGATTCCACGGAAGATTATTCAGAGGGGAAATACTTTCAAGTGCTTCAATTTTCAGTAGAATAAAAATAAAACGTAAAACTAAAATTTTAAATAGTATGACAGCAGTTAAACATGACTCAAGTAAAGACATCGTAAGAGGTCAGTTATTTCTTTTCCTTGGTGAAAATCCGGTAGCGTTCGCATCCAGTTGTTCTTTGGAAGTGTCAGTTGAAGAAATTGATATCTCCAATAAAATGTGCGGCGATTGGGCGGCGTCGTTACCTGGAAAAAAGAGTTTCACCATCAGTAGCGAATCATTGCTTACCCGGTTACAAGGAGCAACCAGTTATGACGAACTACTGAAACATGTAGATACTGGTGAAACATTCCAGTTCGTAGTCGGTGAGTCAACTATCACCGATAAAACCAACGTTGGTGGCAGCTTCGCAATTGATACTACCAAACCGAATTATAAAGGTGAGATTATGCTTACCTCTTTGTCTTTAAAGAGTGATAATGGGCAGATTGCAACGTGTTCCGCATCTTTTAAAGGTGTTGGTGCCTTGCAAAAGGTTGAAGCCGTTCCTGCAGGGGAATAAGCATAAAAAGTAATAAACGTGAAGGCGGTCAGATGATGGCCGCCTTTTTTAATTAGAACAACTATGAGTTTATTCATCACAATCATAATAATCGTATTTACCCTAGTTACAGTAGTTGCAATTATTGATAGTAAATGCTGCCGCCCTGGCCCTCCAACAGTGGTAAATTGCCCTGCACCGAGGAAAAGATTTCGTTTTGATCCGAAAGTAAAACTGAATATCCAATCAATAATCAGATGGGAACAGCTTCGGGGAAAATCATTCTCCTTAATGGATTACTCCGACAAGGACGATATAGACTCCTTGTTGTACACTACGACGATATGTAACAATAAAGATAATATGTATACGTTGGAAGTATTCCGGCACACCCTATCAAACGAAAAGATAACTCGTGAAATGGTTATGGCTTTGGAACGAGAAACAGCAGTTCTCGCCCAATTTCAAAAAAAGCAAAAAGAGGATGACATAGCAAATCACGATGTCACACCTGGAATGATTGGTGAATTGGTTGCGACACTTATCATGGCTGGACTTGATGCGCATTACGCTCTGGAAGAAATGGAACTATGTGATCTTCCAATATACATAGATGCCTACGAACGGAGAAAAAAGGAGCAGATGGAGAGTGATAGGCTATGGACCTACTATAAAATCCTTCCACATATTGACGCAAGTAAGTTAAAGAATGGTGCTAGAGATCTGATAACATTCCCTTGGGAAGAGATGGAGGATATGAAAGAATCAGAAAGAGCATTGGCAGAAGATGCAGAAACCTTTGAAATATTTATGAATAACGGAATAAATAATTGTAAATAAAGATATTATGGCTGGACGTTTAAGCTTTAGTATAGCAATAAATTTGCTCACAGAGAACTTCAAGAGAGGTTCAAATCAAGTGAAGTCTGCATTCAAATCAATGCAGATGCAGTTTCTTACTTTTGCTGCAGCTCTGGGGGCCGGTGGCTTAGGTTTGAGTAATTTCGTTTCTCGGCTCATTGAAGTAGCCCGTGAAACTAATAGAGTGACTACCGCACTAAAGAATGTGTCCGGTAGTATGTCACAATATGCCGACAATCAGCGGTATTTACTGGACTTGGCAAAGAAGTATGGACTAGAGATTAACGCTTTGACGGCTAACTATGCCAAGTTTACGGCTGCCGCGTCCATCTCCGGCATGTCAATGATGGATCAGCGGAAAGTATTCGAATCTGTTTCCCGCGCATGTACAGTCTTTGGGATGAGCGCAGACGATAGTAACGGTGTAATGCTTGCACTCTCCCAAATGATGAGTAAAGGTAAGATTAGTTCCGAGGAATTACGCCTACAGATGGGTGAACGTCTTCCGGTAGCATTACAGGCTATGGCAAAAGCCGCTGGTGTCTCTGTTGGTGGACTTGACAAATTAATGAAGCAAGGTAAGCTAATGAGCGCAGATGTACTTCCTAAGTTTGCAGAAGCACTCAACGAGATGATTCCTAACGTTGATACTGATAACTTGGAAACATCTGTAAATCGCCTGAAAAACGCATTTACAGAATTTGTAAACGGAACAGATGTACAAAGTAAATATAAGGCGTTAATTGATTGGTTGACCGGAATCGTAAAGTCAGCAGCAAGTAACATAAAAAGTATTGTGACATATACTGTAGCTACGATATTGGTTCTGGTAACAAGCCGGCTCGTCAATAAAATCATAAGCTCCATTGCCAAAGCCGAATTAGCAGCAAAATCAGCGGCTCGTCGTGCCGCAAAGGATGCGGGTATAGCATTTAATGAAGTGGCTTGGAAAGCACAAAAAACAAGTGCATCCATAAAAATGGCATTCAGCAAGGCCCTAGGATCTTTGAAATCGTTATTTATATCATCTATTCCTACAGCTGTCATAGCTATCATTGGCACCATAATTGCCAAAATAGTATCAATGTCTCAGGAGGCCAATAGAATAAAGCGTATATTTTCGGACATACGAGCCGAATCAAAGAATGCGGGTTCTTCTGCCGAGGTAGTCAGGATGCAGAAATTATACGAGCTCGCTACCAGTCTGAAAAACAATTTAGACGTGAGGAAAGGGGCACTAAACGAGATAAATAAATTACTCGGAACAAGTTATAGCATTGATGAAAAAAATCTCGGTATTCAAGGGGATCTGAATAAAAAATATGCCGAAAGAGTATCATTGCTGAAGGCCGCTGCGGAAGTTGATTATTTCACACAGAAGAAATTAGAACTAGAAGATAAAATACGTACTGTTGGACAGAAATCCGTTTCAGATTTTAAAGATTCATTACCGGATGCGAGTAAAAGTATAAATCCGTTTTCTGGAAATTTTAGCCCATCGGCGCTTTGGGATGGTCCGGTAGGTATGAAGACTTTATTTAACATGACTCCGTGGGGAAGTTTTAGTGGCGCAAAGGACGGATCTGCAGAGCTTAGAGAGTTACAGAAGTCTTTAGCCTACGTAGACAAAAGACTTGAAATATCACTCGGTACAGTCGCAGGAACGAAGAATGGAAAAACACCTCCTACCACTGATCCCGATGAGAGCAAGAAGAAAACCCCTCTGCAAAAAGAGCAGGAATCTTTCAATAAACAATTCGAAGAGCTAAAAGCCGAACTGGAGATAGGAAAGATTACCCAAGCCGAATATAACAAAGCATTGGGAGAACTGAATATCAAGATGTACGCCCAAGCGAAAGGAACAGGGGATAAAGAAGTTCTCGAAAGCGAATATCTGAAAGCTAGAAAGAAGGCAGCGGAGGATGCTATAAAGAATCAGGATAAAAATGCCGCTCTCGTTGAGTTTGAAAAGATTCAAAAAGACTATAACGCAAAGGTAAAAGAAGCCCAAGCGCAACAGGCTAAGGGGCTAATGTCTCAAAAGGATTTAAACAGTAATATTGCGTCCCTTTCAATTGAGGCGGCCAAATCCGCTGCCGGCATTAAAGGTATTGGAGATGAGGCAGATGTGTTTATAGCCGCTATGCAGTTAAATGCAAAACTCCTTTCTAAAAGGATAAAAGAACAAAAATATGACGCGACATTCGATTACAAAAAGACTAAGCCAGAGATTCTAAGTGACAAACTCAATATTGCTAAAAAATGGCGGGATGATGCAAAAGAGGAAGCAAAGGTATTGGGGGCAGAAATGACCGAAGAACTTAATAAGGCGATGACCAAGGTCACTTCATTGGAAGAAGCTTTGAAATTAGCACAGGTAAAAGAGGATATCAAGAATCTCAATAAAGAGCTTAATGAATCATTGTATTCTGGCGTCAAAGACATTGCAACTAGTTCAGACCGCATTGTTAGTGCGTTCAGTAACCTTCGTGATGTTATGAATGACGTAGATGCAACTGGATGGGAGAGAATTATGGCTATCTGGAACGCAATGACAAACGTAGTAGACACTTTCTTATCTATCATTAAGATGATTGAGAGACTGACAGAACTTACCACTAAACTCACAAAGGCTAAAGAACAGGAGGCCATAAAGACTGATGAGGCTACTACATCGAAGTTAACGGAAGCTGCAGTTGATACTGCCGTCACAGGGGTGAAAGTTGCAAATTCGGAAATTAAAAAAACTGCAGATACTTCAGAGGCTGATACAGCAGTGACTACAGCAACGAGGGAAGTGGCTGCCAATACTGCAAAGGGAGTAAGTGCAGCTGGATCTAGTGCTGCAAGTTTACCATTCCCAGCAAACATTATCGCCATTGGTGCAGCAATAGCTGCTGCAGTCGCGTTGTTTGCTTCTATTCCTAAATTTGCTACAGGAGGCGTTATAACCGGTGGTCCCACTTCTGGAGATAAAATACTAGCCCGTGTCAATGCCGGCGAAATGATTTTAAACCAAGGGCAGCAGTCACGACTATTTGAAGCTATCAATTCCGGAAAGTTGGGCGGAAGTGGAAATATGTCCTCCACAGTAACTACTAGAGTCCGAGCCAAAGACCTTATTCTTACGATTAATAATGAACTTAAATCACAGGGAAAGAAACCTATATCATGAGTTACGCACTTATATATACAGTACCATTCGCCACACTGGACAATGTTCCATGTGTGGTAGAAATCGAAAAAGAAAACTATACAGGTAAGTCGAAAGAATTAATCCCTGCTGGTGATTCTCCTTTTACAGTTGATATAGAGGATGAAGAATTTCTTTATACTCCTACTCGATTTAGTACAGCAACGATCCGGGTTGTTGGTAGCGACTACCTGCAAAGTTTGTTTTCTACAGGTTATCAAATGTATCGGGTGACCTTGAAAGTAGATGGCTTAGTTACTTGGTGTGGATTCATAAAACCAGAACTTTACACACAAGATTACACTTTGAAGACATTTAATCTTGAACTGGAGTGCATGAGTGCTATGTCCACCCTTGAATTTATTGATTATAAACAAATGGGGGAGAGCCGCACATTTGTGTCTTTCTGGGACCTAATAAAAAAATGTATTACTTCGACTTCGGCTCAATACAATGCTGTATATTTCCCCCATGTATATGCGAAAGACGTAGAAAGTTATGCAACAGAAAGCAATGTGTTAGAAGGTATAACGGTAAGTGAACAGAATTTCTTCGATGAAGATGATAAGGCTATGAATTTGAAAGAAGTATTAGAAGAGGTTTGCAAATTCCTTAATTGGACTTGCGTTGATTGGAGAGGGGATTTATACTTCACAGATATAGATCATATCGGGGAATTCTATAAATATGATCCTGTAACATTCGAGAAAATAGGAACAGAGGGATTGAACTTGCTTAATGTACAAAGTATAGGTTTCGCTGGATCCGATCATGCATTAGATATCTTGCCTGGTTATAATAAGGTGACAGTAAAAGATAGTAATTATCCGGTGGATTCACTTATTCCTGATTTATTTGGAGATTCTTTATTAAGCCCTCTGATTAAAAATAGCCCATATTATCGAAAAATAGAGGGGGATCGTTTTTCATTCTTTGTTAAATTTTACATAAATCCTCGGTTCAACAATGTATTTAGTGACAAAGATTCATTGCAAAAGATCGACATCGATTTGGAGTCATTAGGAAACAATGCTGATAATGCTGTTATTAATAATATAGGATCGTTAATAAGCAAGCAGGCGAAATATAAGTGGGAAGATGGCACACCATCATCGTTAAGCTTTGAAGATGTGCTAATTATAGGAATGGGATTAAGCAACAAGAATTATAGTTCTTTGACTGACTTGACACTATTCCTAAATAAAGATATCCCAGTATTACAGATTAATTCTGACTATTTGGTAGAAACTATAATCTCTCCATCTGATGGATCAAGTTATCTATTGCTTTCTGGACAATACTTTCAATCAGATTCACTATACACCAGCCCGGCTCAGGGAGGTGATGGCACTTGGAATAATACAGTTGGAGATAATTGTTGTAAATTCAAATTGAAGATAGGGGACAAATATTGGACAGGTGGAAAATGGACCAAGGAAGAATCTCGTTTTATTATTAAATGCGGTGGATATGGAAAAAGTAAAGTATGGTATGAGTGGAATGATTTTGAAAACAATGTAACTTATGACATGAATATAGATTCTAAAGGATATGCAATACCGATTAAAGCATCAGATAAACTTTTTGGAAAAATTGAACTTACAGTATTACGTCCTTTTCCCAATAATTACGGAGAAGGCGGTCGGATTAAACGTTATCCATACTATACTTTCATGCGTGATTTAAAACTACAATTATTTTCCGGGATACCAGAACAAGACGAAGAAAAAAATAATGATACAGATCGTATTTATGAAAATATAGCAAATGAAAATTATATCAATGAATTGGATGAAATAGAATTTAAAATTACTTCTCATAATAATGATGGAGCTTGTTATAGTAAAGTTATTATAGGGGATAACTATCTGACTGATAACTTATACTCCGTGATTGAAGGAACAACCATCCGCCCAGAGGAGCATCTAATAAGAAGAATAATTAAGCGGTATAGTGCCCCCCAGATAAAGTTAACACAGGTAATAAAACAGACATTCGATTTAACACCTCTATCCCGTTTGTCTGACAATTATATGGTTAATAAGAGATTTATCAATGCTGGAGGCACAATCGACTATAAGATGAATCGGTTTGAATGTATAATGATAGAAGTATGAGTGATGCGATATTAATAAAGTCAAAAGCAATTCCATCTAATCCCCGGTCGAAGAATTATCCGGCTGGGGCTACTGTTGTACGCTCTGGTAACGGAGGCGGAAGTACAGTAATAACAGGAAGTGGAGGGACTAATATTGATATCATAAAGGTTGATGATATGCGATCGTTAACCGACAAAAATGTTCTTTCATCGCTTCGGGTGCTTGCTGAAATATTATCCAGAATAATAGCAAAGGATGATGAGGTGACGGAACTTTCAGATAGCAATGTTCTCTCGTCACTCCGAATAAACAAAGAACTTGATACAATCTCCGACAGATTTAAGGAGGCTATCGAATCTTTAAAAGACTTGTATCTATCCAAGGTCAAAAATGACACAGCTTCCGGCCTTATAACCTTCTTGAAAGGTGTTGTTTCGGAAGGCCTTGTTGAAGCTAATAACGGCTTGGTCGTTCGCAAAACGGAAGTTGTAGAGCCTATGCTGATGTCTTTATTATCAGAAGAGTTCAGGGATGGTATTGTAGAAGAGAACGAAGATGTATTTGTTGAAGAAATGCGTACTGCTACAGGTGGTGCGGCGACACTGGGTGAACTTGATAATGTAACTGATGAAGCTGACAGCGTATCTGATACAGATGATATATTGGTCAGATTAGCCGGAACTTCCGAATGGACAATTAATACGGCTTTATTCTCTCAAGTCTCACAACTGATGTCGAAAGTATTTCCGTTTACCATGACTTTATCCGGTGGCGGAACTTATGAGAAAGGCAGCTCACAGACTATAAATCTCTCATGGACTTATGACCGGGATATCGAATCACAATCAATCAATAATGAATCACTGCTAATCGGAATCAGGGCAAAGCAATACACAGGAGTAACATCCGACACGACTTATACTCTTCGTTCTGTATCTGCCGGCCAGACTTACAGCAAGTCCGTGTCCGCCCAATTCAAGCTAAAGAAGTACTACGGAGTATCTGCCAACGACACTTTGACAAATGAGCAAATATTAGGCTTATCCAGTACATGGGCCGGCCGGACGCAAGGCTCTACTGTATTCGATTGTACCGGTGGTAAGTATCCTTATTACATCCTGCCTACATCTATGGTATCTGGTATTCAGTTTTGGATTGGAGGATTGCGTAATACAGACTGGAAAGAAGAAACTCGTGAAGTTACAAATACTTTCGGGCACAAAGAGAGTTACACTATTTATCGTTTAAATAGCATCCAGACGGGTGTATTAAATATTGAGGTGAAATGAGTGAAGAATTGAAAGGGACGAATGTATATTCCCCCATTGTTCCGGGCACAAGTAGAGACGTATATCCTACGCACTATTCTATTTATGGTAAAGGTGGTCATAAGGAGGTATCTACTATTGACGCAAGGAATGCCATTACAGCCGACCGATTAACAGAAGGCTGTGTCGTCTATGTAAAAGAGACAGATAAGGAGTATCAATATAAAAATGGCGAATGGGTAGATTATCAGACAAATTTTGATGATACCGTACTTCGGGAACTTATTGACAAAAAAGTAGATAAAGTGGATGGAAAAGATTTATCTACCAATGACTTCACCGATGCGGATAAAGAAGTTATCGCAATCCATTCAGAGGAAATAGACAGTCTGCAGGATTCCGTCAACGATATCTACCAGCGTCTTGACTCCACCACCGGAGTTCAATACTATATCCGTGTCCAAAATAACGGTGACAAGTCCTTTACCTCACAAAAGGGCGAACCCTGCGTTCTCAACTTCACCTTCATCTCACAGGAGCGATACAGCTACAATGACCCTTATGAAAATACGGGAGAACGTGGCAAGTGCGAGATATTCATCAAGAACTCCGTCAGCACGGACTACACCCTGATAAAAACCTTGATGGTAATCTCCATTACCGCCACAAAAGTAGACATTGCGGAGTATCTGGCGAATGGAGCCAACTCGATCATGGTGAAGATCACTGGTGAGGTGACCGGACAGGCTACCCCGGCTTATACCTATAACGTGACGATGACTTCATTGTCCGTCAAGGCCGATACCTTCCAGTGGTGGACACTCTACTCTGGAGCAATTTCTATTCCCCTCTACATCTCCGGAAACGTGAACAAGACACTCAAAGTCACTCTTGAGGGAGAGAACTACGCCAAGGGGTACGAACAAGTACTGGGAAACGTTATCTATACGGATACCGCTTTGAATTTCTCTATTGACCACCCCGAACAGACGGGTGTATACAAATTATCCGTTTATCTTGAAAACTCCGATGGCACCATTAAAACCAAAACGGTGTCTTTCAATATCATGTGCGCATCGGAAGGCGAGCAGGTGAAGCTGATGTGCGTGAACAGCCTCTCTGATAAGGCTTCCAACTGGGCGAACAACAAGCTTTTCGAATATGCCGTCTATGACGGTGACGCCACGGCCACAAGCGGTACGTTCTCCATAAAAATGGATGACCTTACCGTCTATACCAGTGAAGAGAGCACGATACCGACCAACACGAAAAACAGCTTCTCTTATGCAATGGAGATTGAAACCGTGGATGATACGGACTTTGAAATCTCTGTAGCCGTATCGGATAATGGAGAGCCTTTGACCGATATTATGATCTTCCCTGTGAGCAACTCTTCCGGCTTTTCCGCTACAGCCGGATCAGTCTTTTACATGAACCCGCGTACACGTACTAACAGTCAGTCAAATTACCAAAAGATTATCAATGAAATAGACAGTTCTCAAATCGCAGCCGAATGGGAAGGCATGAACTGGAATAACGACGGATGGACTGTAGACAGTGACGGAAACCGTGTATTAAGAATGATGGCCGGAAGTTTGTTGGATATCGGTTACAAGCCTTTTGAAATAGAAAGTGCCCGTAATGGGAAAACCATTGAACTGGATTATAAGATTTATAATGTTACCGACTACTCCGAGCCTATTATTACTTTGTCGGTACCGGATGGGCAAGGATTTACCGGACTTAATATTTATGCCAACAACATCTGGCCGTGTAGCCAGTCTCTTAAAAATGAGGAGTTACAATCAATTCCAACCGATGATGGTGTACGTGTTAGGATAGCTATGACCATTTCACCAAATATGTATGGGAATGCCGGATTTAATCTTTGCTCTATTTATATCAATGGAAAAAAGAATCGTACTTTCCTTTACGAATCAAATGATTATTGGGCGCAGAATGGAGATATAATTATAGGTTCTGACTATGCTGACGTGGATGTCTATGGAATCCGTATATATGAAACTGGTCTAGGTTCCAATGCAGTACATAAGAATTATGTCAATTGGTTGCCCGGCACCGATGAAAAGGTTGAAGAAAGCGAGAATAACAATCTTTATGACGCAATGGCCACACAGTTAGACTTCGATGCCATAAGGGCAAAAATGAATGTCTTTGTATTCGATAACATATTCCCTTCATACGATGATACCGCAAAGAGAACAGGTACGCTTGAAATACAATTTGTAAACCGCCCGGAACGAAACGTGTCTATCACAAATGTGGAAATGAGTGGTCAGGGCACATCTTCTAAAAAATACTGGGAATGGAATGAAAAGTGTAAGGTTGACAAGACGAAATCTGTTATTACTTATGCTGATGGGTCAACAACCACAAAGAAGTTTATCATGTTTGATAACGTTCCCGCATGTGCGTCAGTTACATTCAAGAAAAACTGGGCATCATCCATGCAAGACCACAAGGCTGGTTCGGTTAATTCATATACGGATTTGTATAAACAGCTCGGACTCACTAATGAAGCAATGGCTCTTGATCCGAAAGTCCGCGTATCTGTCTATCAGGAACCCTTTATGGCTTTCCGCAAGGAACTTAATGACGAGGGGGAAATAGTATATACCTGTATGGGTGAATTCACAGGTGGTCCGGACAAGGGGGACAAGTATTGTTTTGGCTATGATACCGATTTGTTTCCTGGTCTCATCTCAATCGAGGGAGCCGACAACTCACCACTTCCCGCCTTGTTCCGTGTGCCTTGGAATACGACCAGAATCACATATAACGAGGACGAGGAGTCATGGCAGTATAACGGAGAAAACAGTATCGATCTTGACGGCGGACTTACGGAGAATATAAAATACTGGATACCTGCCTATAATCTAGCTTATTCCTGTTCGAGCAGAATTTGTCCGTTTGACGGGACGCTGGTAGAATTGAACGCTGATGCGACCAGCTATAAGGAAAACGGTGTGGACTACTGGATCGCAAAGCCGGGTGACACTGACCTGTATAACCTGTATTACTATGAGGCGGCTGAAAAAAGGTTCATACCATCTGATATAGGTGAAGGACAAATAAACCTGATATCCCAACTTGTAAATAAGGGGTACGGTTTATCAAGTGCTGATTTGGTAGGAAAAACAAATGATGAACTGAATACGCTTTTCATCAATGCCCGTGTTGCCAAATTTAGAGCTGAAGCTAAGACCTATTTTGATATTTCCGACGCAATATTCCATCACAACTTTACCGAATTTGTAGCTGCTACCGACAACCGGGCGAAAAACACATATCCGTATTGTTTCGGGGAAGGTTGTAAATGGAAATGGAGACAGGACGACCTTGATACAATAATGCCTATCACCAATCAGGGACAACTTCGAAAAGGGTATTATGTCGAAGTGCATGACAACTATGATACGGGGGCTTCAGTATGGAATGGAGAAACTTCCGTGTTCTGGAATCTGTTGGAACTGGCGTTTCCGGACGAACTTGCTGCAGGGATGCGTTCTATGATGTCGGCTATGGAGGTATTAGGCGGCTTAAAATCCGGTACTCATGCAGAAAAAGTTTATGCATGGTACCAGAAATACTATCTCAACGTGAAAGAGTATTTTCCGGCTGTAACAGTGAATGAAGATTCTAAACGCTATGAGAATGCCAAGCTAATGATGAATGCCGGACGATACACGAATGATACTGACCCATTGACACAGGAACTAGGGGATTTATACAGCGCGGAAACGGCATGGATGAAAAAGCGCATCCAGTATATGTCTTCAAAATATAGTTTTGGGGAGTATTCTGCAAATGGAACAGATTCAATAAATGTCCGTGCTGCCGGAAACGCTATCGCCTATGATATAATTCCCGCCATCGATATGTATCCCACTATTGCAAACGGTACATCAATTGTAAAGGGGAGCAGGACAAAGGCGGGACAGGTATGCAGAATGGTTATCGACCTTGGCGGCACAGGTGACCAGCAAAATATCATTCAGGGAGCCAGTTGGCTAATGAGTATTGGTAAGTGGCATGATAAAAACGTCAACGGCAACCTTATCATCAAAGGAAGAATGTTGCGTGAACTGGAACTTGGAAGCCGTACAGAACGGATTATTATTGCGATCACAGGACTTACTATCTCGGATTGTGTATCTCTGCAATCTATCCTTTTGTCTAACATAGCCACGTTGGCCGGTTCTCTTGACCTTTCCGTATGTACGCATTTACGTAAGGTTTGGGCTGATGGAACGTCACTTACGCAGATAAGGCTTCCGCAAGGCGGGTGTCTGGAACTGGTACAATATCCATCCACGAACAGGTATCTGACATTACAGAACTTTCCTTTATTAACTCAAAACGGAGTTTTAATAGATGATTGTGCTGAAAGAATCACAGACTTTTTTGTATCCGGGTGTCCTAAGATCAGCCCTATTGATCTTCTGATAAAAGTTATGGATGCGCAACAGGGGCAGGGAGAAGCACATGCCCTTAAACGTGTACGTGCAGTGTTCGGGGAATATACCTATAATGAGAATGGAGCCGAAATGCTTGATAACCTTGGAAAGCTAGCAGACGGGACTTATGTTGGACTTAATAGTTCCGGTGTAGCTGGTGATGATCCTCGCCCGGTTCTTGAAGGCACGCTGAACATCAACGCCAATTGCTATGAGGATACTGCCAATACGTTGCGGGAGTATTTCAACAGGCTGACGCTGAACATCACGGGCGAGTACTTTATCCGGTTCACCGACCCTGTCGTGTTGGCAAGGGTCATGGAAATGTGGAATACCAACGGGGATGAGGGACTCACACAGCCGGAAGCGGACATGGTGACGGAAATACCCCAATCGTTCCTGTCGGGAATCGCAAATCCGGAGTATGCGGGCATCACTTCGTTGAAAGGATTTGAATCATTCAGGAACTGTACGGAGATCAAGCCGATGGCTTTCGAAATGACCAGCCTTGAAGAAGCCGTGTTTCCGCCCAACCTGCAAATTATCAGAAACCGGGCGTTTTACGGGACAAAAATAAAGAAAGCCAACCTGCCGGATTCATGCACGTATCTGGAAACAGGCGGAGGAGGGTCTTATATGCCCTTTTACCAATGCGCGGAGCTGGAGGAGTTCACGATGAAGGATTATGTGCTTCCGAAAGGGATAACTCAATTTATAATAAATCAGGGGTTTGGTGATTGCGCGAAATTGAAAAGATTCAAGTTGGAATCGTTTAATATATCGCCTACAAACGGGGTTGGCTCTCATTATTCTGTACTTTCATTTAAAAATTGCTATTCACTGGAGGAATGCGACTTCGGAAGGCTGGAAGGATTGGTTGATTCAATTCCTATATACTTTTTATCAGGGACTCCGGTGACCGCCTGCTGCATGGATGAAAGAATAACTTACACGTCTTTACGCGGGTTTGAAAACTGCCCGAATCTGAAAGTGCTGGTGTTCAAGGGGCAGGTGACAAATATCGGGCAGGCATTGTGCGGAGGAACCACCAGCGTGAGCGCAACAATTCTGCGCTCGGTCCCTCTGACCACGCAGTCGTGGATCCAGATA